ACAAAATGGTTATAGCACATTTTCACCACCATACCCTCTTTCTAAGAATACACGCACCTGCACGCACAAAAAAACCCCACCGCCCTAGTTGTCAGGGGGTGGGGTACTTTTCAAGGGGGTATGCTGTAATAGGAGGAGTATCCGACTATACGGCATACTTGTATATAGACTTCAAAGATAGCGATATGCCGTTCTCTAGTAGCCTCCTTTGTATCTCTGCCTTTGGAACATTATTCTGGGAGTATGCCTTGATTAGTTCTATACCTACGTTTGACTTCTTAACGTAAGTTCTCTTCTTGGCTATCTCTGCCATTAGTATTTTAGCTTTATTTGGGTCTTGCATTTCAGGATTGCCTAGCGAGCTGATTATGCGTCCGTTCTTTGTTACGTGGAATCCGTTCTTCTGTATACGAACCTTGATTGAGTTTAGTCCTGCTGCTGTTCTCTCTGATATCATCACCCTCTCCCTTTCTGCCATAGAGCCGAACAGGTGGATTGAGAAGTTGTCCATCTCGGGCATATCAGCACACTTGAATTGTACCTTACTATCCATCAAGTTTGCTATGAAGCTTATGCTACGAGACAACCTATCTAACTTTGCTACGAGTAATATTGCCTTCTTCTCCTTGCACAGGTTTATTGCCTCTCTTAACTTGGGTCTATCAGCTTTTTTTCCTGACTCAATTTCAGTAAAGGTTGCTAGTACTGTTCCCTTGTTTGTGATTGGTAATACCATTTGTTCTTGTGCCTCTAGTCCTAGTCCGCTGTTGGCTTGTTTGTCTGTTGATACCCTGAAGTATGTTACATAATTGTTGATTGTTATACTCATTTTCAGTTCTATTTAATTGTTAATCAAGGAAAATCCGTATGTTAATAGTAGGTCGTTTAAATCTTCTTGACTTAACGAAAACCATTCCCCTCTTATTCTTTTATTGTTAAATTTATTATGCAATTCTTTTTCAATATTATCTTCCTTGGTCATTATTAAAGAGATATAAGGCTTCTCGCTTTGTAAAGTACTTTCTCTGTATGTGGGATTATTTGAAACTCCTATTTTGTAACATCCATTTTTATTATCAAGCATTACATAAGTTTTCTTTACTTCTTGTAATTGTTCGTATTTCTTATTGTCTTCAGCAATAGATTCTTTAATAGCATTAAAAGCATTTGATATCTTTTTATTTATAATTACGCTATCAATTACTATCTCTATATATTCCCCCTCTAATTCTTTATAGTCTAAAGCATCGTCTCCTCCGCCATCTAAACAAAATAAATTATTCCCAATATAAAACATAACGTCTCCATTGTCAAATATTAATGGTTTTTCTATTATTTCTTCAAATTCAGACCTTTTTATTCTTTTTGTTGTTGCTTCTATGTAAGGGTTTACTGTTTGAAAATAGCCTCTATTTACTTTTCTATTCATAATATTATTTTTTTAGTAATTGGTTTTTTTTTTGTAATTTTTTAAGTTCGTCCCTAATTATTTGTTTTAGCCTATCGTAATGACTAATTGGAACTTTCTCCGCTAATACTTTAGTCGGCTCGTTGTACATTGAAGGTCTTGCCATATGTTTTATTATTATAATTATGGTACAAATATAATTAAGTAAACTAAATAAGCAAGAATAAAGTTTACTAAATAAAAATAACCCTAGCAAATTAATACTAGGGCTATTTGTGCGTTCTATTGAAATCGGAAGTTATTGCGCGCCTATACCTATTATGTTTTATATTCTATGTGTCAGTTTTAAACTGATATTTATACTATAATAACTTTATCACTGGAACTAACACTCCTTTGCTTGTATTATTATCTCCTCCTAATGTATATTTTTGGTTGTTTTTCAAAAAACATTCCCTAACCACTTCCTTTATAATCTTTGTTGGGACTATAATAGCAGTGCCATGCGCCTCTATTCTGTATATCCAAATATCTGCGGTGGTGGTAGATATTCCGCTTGGCTTGCCTCTTGAAAACACTTCTATAAATAAGTTGCCAGTCTTATGAGCCATTCTATCGCTCTTAACTTCTACCTTAAATGCTCCAGTAAATATTCCCTTTACCCAGTCTTCTGCCTCTTCGCCAAAAGCTAAGTCGTGTGTAAATGAATTTGAGTGCTTCATATTATTTTATTTTCTGTCCAAAGATATATTCTTAGGCATTCTTATCTCCTTGTTATTAAGCGTCCATATCTTGCCATCATCCATAGCACAGGTAAATAGTAAATCGTGTTCTTGTGAGTAATCAATCACGAGAAACGCAAAACCTTCCATATTATCTGATACTCTAAATATTGGTATCATTGGATTTAGTTGTAGCATCATATTCGTATATTTGCGTATCTTATCGTATCATTATTTATTTAATTGTTGTTGCATCCACTTTGCACCTCTGAAATAAGCATCTATTTCAGTTTCGCATCCACTACCATACCATTCTTCCATTGCTAAAGTAGCTTGGTCAAATATATCTTTGTCTATTAGTTTTTGTACTCTTTCTTTGTTTCCCTCTAAAAATTTATTTAGTTCTATATCTATATTCATATTTTTTACAAATTCTATATTTTCATATTCATTTAATAAAATGGTTTGAGTTAAATCTTCTTGGTCATATTCATATTCACGTAAATATGAGAAATTTTCTTTATTAAAATAATACCATTTATTATTAAACCGTAAAAACTTACTTACACCATTTACTGTTTGACCTATATCAAATACATCTCCATTTTTAATTTCCATAATTAATCTTTTTTAAGTGATTGAATAATTTCTTTTATACACAAATCTCCTTCTCCAATAAAATGACCTGCTTGCCCAAATTCATATGCCATTTTTATTGCTTCTCTAATTTGTTCTTCTGTATATAAAGTTTCTTTAGCTTTGTTGTAACCATCTATAAATCCTTCTTCGTAGTCGGGTTTAATTCCTTTACCATATACTTCTTCTGCTAATAATTCTAAATTCTTTTGTTCTACAAAATTATCCCAATTCTTTACTTCTTCACAATCTTCTGATACATGATATGGTTTGCATTCAGGGCATACTTCTCTACAATTAATATGGTCACAAGTTCTGTCCTTTAACCCACCCCAATAAGTAAGTGGTTTACCATTTTCATCAGTGGCAACAAGTTTAGCATAACCATTCCAAGCATTTGATATATGAGATTTGCCATCATACATATTAACCTCAAATTCAACATTAGGATATGCTTTAATTCTTGCTTCAATATGGTCAAATACTTTACTATCTTCATCTATCATTTTAACATCAATTGGATGTAATGGCAATATACCTTCTTCTGCACTTGGGTCTTGCATAGTTCTTTGGTCAAATACCACAAACCAACCTTCTTCTGTTTTCTTTAAATATCCTTTCATATTTTTATTTATTATTAATCATTTTCTCATAATGTTCATCAAAATCATCCCAAGCCCTAACTATATTTCCTCCTCTTACATCTAAATTGCGCATAGCCTCATCCCAAGTTTTACTATGTTCTTGTCTATGTAGTTTTTTAGCCTCTTCAATAATTCCGTCAAATGTTTGTTTAGCTAATGAATTTTTACTAATTGCTAGAATTTTATTATTTATCCAGTTTTTTCTTTTCACTTCTGTTAGTTGTTCAACCAACCAATCTATTGATGTCATAGTTTATTTATTAAATTTTCTTGATAATATCCTTCTCCATGTTCAAATTCTTGTTTATCATTATTCATATAACGACAACCATCATTATGGCCAAATGCATAAGCAGTTACTATCTCCTGCTCATGTATTTTTTCTGCTTGTTCATACAGTTGTCTTAAAGTATTATGACAATATTGTTCTGCACCATCTAAAATACCATGCTCATACATTTGGTCAATAAACCACATTATACTATTTTGTTTTCTATTACTCATCTTCTTTATTTCTTAAATTAAACTCTAAATAACAATATCCTTGATAACTTGCTAAAGTAATGTAGAACCACCAATCACTTACATAAGGGTCTGCTTTTTTAAGTAGTACGTCTAATGCTATTATGATTGATAGTCCTGTTATTAACTTGCAAATGTATTTTATGTAATTAAACATACTAACCTAATATTTTTCTCCACTTTTTTTGAGTTTCGTATGGATTTTTTACATACTCATTTAGTTCTTGTATAGCTGATTCTATTGATTCAAATGCAATTTCTTGACATCCTACTCCTACAAGACATCCTCTGCCTAAGAATCTAATTCTAATTTCATATTCACGAAGTGCTTCTTTGTTTGACGGCTTGTAATCAATTGTTGATGGTACAGGTTGCTCATCTTGTCTGTTTTTTTCTAATTCTTCTCTCATTTTATTTGTTTGTTTAAATAATTTGTCACGCATTCTTGTCACGCATACTTTCTAATTCTTGCCTAACTTCTTGCCAGTATTCAGTTTCAAAACTACCAAATGGTGTTATAGACAGTGCTTCAATAATTCTATTTACTGTTATTAAAGCACATACTATTGCATCTTCTTTAGCATCTTCATCGTGCATTAAATTACACCTCAAGTAGAAATAATGCTCGTTAAATATTTCTAATGCTTTTTCTTTAGCTTCTACCATAATAACTATCTCAAGAATACTTTAATAGTTCTACCACCATCCTGATACTGAACCTCTACTTCCTGAAAGTCTCCCATCTCTTTGTACATAGTTAGTATTCTACCTATAGGTCTATCATTGCCTGCGTGGTTAATAACCTCAAAACGAGTTACTTCTACTTTATCTTTTTCTTTATTGTTTTCCATTATTTTATCTATTTATTATTTCCTATTTTTTACTTATCTCATATTGATGAAGTAAATTACCTAACTTATCTACTAATTTTTCATCAAGCCAACTTTTAGAATCTGCATAAAATAATAACGCATGTATAACCTCATGGAAATATGTAGCTTGAATTATTTCGTCCTTATAATCTATCCAAACTTTTTTACTCTTAAATTTGTTTGCTATAATTATCTTGTTTTCAAATGATATAAACTGCCCATAGCACTTATTCTTATGACAGTATTCGTTGTCAATAATAATCTCAATCGTTTGACCTAAAAGCTGGAAGGAGGAAGGTATAATCATTATTGTAAGAATGCTTTCTTCATCTCCTCCATTAGTTCTGCTCTCTGTTCATCTGTCATTAGAGGTGCTGGAGTGTATTCCTTTTTGCTCATTTTCAGTTCTTCGCAATAAGCCCACAACTCATCCTCGTCTTTTAATATTTCATTACCATCCTTATCCCAAGCCCACGCATTCTTAGGGTCTCTTAAATCGTATAGGTAAGAAGAAATCCATTCTGCGCCCTCTTCTCCGTAATAACACTTCATCATCATCTCTATGACATTGATATACTCGTCCGTTACGCCAGTTACATCTACCATTGGGTACAGCACGTTAACAACTGCGTCTGCCTTCCTTATCCTACTAAGGATGTCCTTAAATACTTCTAATTTCATAATTTTTATTTATTTCGTGACTTTTACTTTTTTTATTGTAAAATACATTTTCCTTGTCAATAATCTTAACTTCACTCAGCAGAATCTTGCAAGGCTCGTCTAAGTACCAAATGTAATTAGGGTCTGTTTCTGAAATCATACCTACCTCGCAAGCGTGAGCTCTAATTCCTTTTGGTTGAAAGTATATTGGTGTCATAATGATTTTATTTCTTTTTTAACTTTTTGCCAAAATTCCCTTGCTTGTATAATACAATCATTTATATCTTCACAAGGTATTGGTGATGGGATACAAGGTATTGATTTTAAAATTTCATCTACTGCTATTAATGCACATTCCATATTGTCACTATGTAATGGTGCACAACAAGTAAACTTATAATACAATTCTATTGCTTTTTCTTTTGGTATCATAATTTATTTGTTAAATGTTTCGTGAGGTATTGATTCGTCTTCTTCTATTATTAATAAACTTTCAAGTTGTCTTTTTAAACATTTAAGTTCTGTTTCTGATATTAAAAAATTGCGTTCTATGCCTTTAATTTGTAACCTAATATCGTAAATTGCTCTTTCTATTTTGTTCATAATTTATTTATTTTTTAATAATTTAATTAAATCTATAATTGTTATTATTAACATTACAATACTTCCTAAAAGTGTTGATATTGCTATAAAATTTAAAAACTCTTTCATAATTTAATCTTTAAACGTTTTGTTGTAGTATTTCTCTCCAGCTAATTCATGGTCTAATCCAATTACTTCTATTTGATTACAAGCATCAATAATTTGTTGCTTTTCCATTTCTTTTGCTTTTGCAAATAATCCAAGTTCATTTACTCCATAATTTTGTAAAGCAATAAATTCTTTCTCTAACCATTCAACTGCTGTCTGTCTGCTCATAATATTTATTATTGTATAAAGTTTTCGTTAAAAAAATTCTCACAGTCCTCTTCTGTGTTTAATCCTCCCTCATCGTAAGTTCCCTGTGCGTACGAGTTTATTAAGTCCTGCTTCTCTATTATCAAGAATCTCTGAAACTCTGTTTTTAAGTCTTTACCTATAAAGTGCCTATTTACTCTCATGTAATCTATTAGCTGTGATACTGCTGTCTTTACCATTACATTTATTATTTATTTAATTTCTTAAAATACCTTCTTGCTGATAGTAGGCATAATAATTTTTCAACATTTGGTTTTATTCCTATTTCTGGAAAAACTTCCATCATTACCTTAATTGCTTTTGTTGTTTCTTTTCTTGTGTATGTTGTCATTTTGTTTCTATGCTCTCTGCTAATTCTAATATATAATTGTTTATTGTTTCTTGATGAAAAGTCATACCTATCAGCATTGCGTTTACTGCGTTGTATATTTCTTCTAGTCCTACTGTGTCGCTCATTGTTGCACTATATTCAGCACCATTTGACTCAAATGTTATTTTTAATTTTCCTTTTTCCATTTTTTTAATATATTTATCTACTTGACTTTGTGTAATATTTCTTGTGTGAAATGAAGGCGGTGGGAAATTTTCCATTATATTTCTATTTTTATTACTTCCTTGATAAACTCTGGTGAAATCCATTTGTTAATTGCTACATAATACTTATCTCCATCTTTGTAAGCTTGTACGGTTTCTTGTTTTCCCTCAAATTCAGTTCTTACTTCATACTGATTATCAGGGTCATATCTTAAGTTGAACTCAATAGCATCCTCATTATCATGCTCTAAAGCGTGTTGCATAGAAGGATTCCTATTTACCCATTCGTGTAGCTTTGCTCTTTCTTCTGTCGTAAGCTCGTGGTAGTACTCGTTTATCGCCTTATCCCAAAACATTGCTCTTGCTATAGGTCTTGGCGGAATACAGGCTTCTACGAGGAAGCTAAACTCAAAGAAGTCAATCTTAAACCTTTGGTATTTATTCTTTGCCATTATAACTTATCTCCTATTTCGTTTGATGGAAAACTATCGTAGAACAACTTTGCGTACATTCTTCTATAGTTACGCTCTATTTCATCTGATTCCCATTGTCTATTGCTTTCCATTACTCTATCATATTCTTCTTGCGATATGATTCTCTTGAGTGCTTCTTCTCTGCTTGTTGTTTTTTTATCCATGTGATTAATATTTTTTTTATCTACTTATTACCATTCCATTGTGAGTTAGCGTTACCTGACAAGGCACTTCCACACTCTCTACTTGTTTGTGCCTTTTTCTTAACCTTTTGCAGTAATGCTCGTAACTCCACTGACAATCGTTCTTAGTATTATAGGATTCCCATCTGTAAATCAAACCTTTAGCGCATTTATTAGTTAAGTCGTACACTATATCGCTGATTCTGAAGTAATAATGCTCAAAATATTTTACAATATTCCCAGATTCCTGTGCTATATTGTAGTCAAAATTAATTTTTTGCTTCTTTATAAACTCGTCAATGTAACCAGTACAGATGCGCTCGTATTGAAAGTTTAAGGTTGATATGGTTTCTTTGCGTGTCATAATTAAAAGATATAATCGTGATTACTAATTTGTCCGTTAATATAATAGTTCCTAAAGGTAAAACCACTCATACTGTTTTGGAAGTTAGTCTTAACCCAGTTACTAGGTGGAGCAAAGCTAGGAAAATTATGGTATTGAAACTTGGTACTACAAGATTTATCTATCAACAATTGGTGACTATCTCCTTTATCAAACTCTATAATAACACCTTTCTTAGATAAGTAATTTTGGTCAATAAAATGAGAAATAGTCTTAATAATCTTGTCGTTAATCTGTGGTTTAAATCCAAACTTCATAGTTCCGCCATCCTTACCATGACACTCAATTATACAGAACTTATCCATAACAATATAGTAGTCCATAAATTTGCGCTGTATATTAATTATCACGTTATTAGGATATTTAAGCTCTATATAAGTCTTAAATGCCGAGTTAACTATATAAGAAAAAGCTCCAGAATGATTATCATCGGTAATATTATTACAAACAATTTTATCGTAATAAGGAATTAAAATATCTATCATTTTTATTTTAAATCTAAGAGCAACATCAAAAGATTTTTGATTATCCATGTTCTGCGGTAGGTGATGCTCTCTTCTTATTGTCATACCGTCCCAGCCGTCCATAAAATCTCCTAAATCACTGATATACAGCGTGTTAAACTTTTTGTGGTTTAATATCCAATCAACAGCTATTTTAAGTCTCATATTCAATTCTTCTTCATCCCACTTGCCTTCGTATAATGCAAAACCATCCTTATTAACACACATACCAACGTGAACATCAGTATAAATAAACCTGTCAAAGCCATGAAGACTATCGAGTGAAGGTTCTAATATAATAGGCTCTATCTTATCTTTGAATATTGATAGAAAATCTATTTCCTTAAAATCTACCTCACCTTCCTCTGGTTTTATATAATTAGGGTTCTTTACAAATACTGAGAAGTCTTTATTTCTTTTATCCCAATAGTGAGGAACATCTTGACTAGCTATATTTACAGCATCGGAAACTTCGTAATCTCCTTCATAAACATCCAGTATTCTTTTTCTATTCCTTCTTACATAAGTCCTCAATAACTCAACTTGATACTTGTCTTCTTGTCCTATAACTAATCTAGCTACCTGAATATCAGATAATGACTCATTTTCAGTTAAAAACTTCTTGATATTATCATCGTAAGAAGCCCATTGTGATGTTGATTTATTTGCCATATATGTTTTTTATTATAATCCAAATAAGTTTTTAATATTATCTAATACATCATCTTCAAAAATATTAGATTTAGTAATATCTTCTACGCTAATATAATTAAGTCTGTCATTTACTTGTTTCTTGGCATCTTCTATATTATAAGCTCTAACTTTAGTACTCATCTTTCTGCCGTAAAACTCAAAACGTAATATGTAGTCTTTCATATTTTTCTGTAATTTATTTTGCAAATATATTTCATAAAATGAGAAAAACAAATTATTTATTATTATTATTTTAAATTATTATTTTACTATTAATTTTAATTGGCTGATTTTCATTAATTATTAAAAATAAAGCTTGCGTGTTTAAAATGCTAAACTACATTTGCGACATGGAAAACATAGAAAATTATAAGAGTGTATTAGAATACGCCAAGGAAAAGAGTATAAGCGTTCAAGCTGTATACCAAGCAATCTCAAGAAAAACCTTAGATTTTATCAAGCTAGGGAAAACTATTTTAGTAAAGGTTAAATAAAATAAAAAACATGGCGGAGAACAAAAAATCATTTATTGCATATTCTGATTGGCATGGAATGTTCCACGCACTTCCAGATGAAGTTGCAGGCAAATTAATTAAACATATATTCTCTTATGTAAATGACGAGAATCCTTCGAGCGAAGATTTTATTATAAATGCTTTATTTGAGCAGATAAAAGCAACTCTTAAAAGGGATTTAATAAAATGGGATAAAGAGCGTAGTCAAAGAAGCGATGCTGGTAAAAAAAGTGCTGAATCTAGGTTAGCGAAATCCAACGAGCGTTCAACGGAAGATAACGAGCGTCAACGAAATTCAACTGTAAGTGTAAGTGTAAGTGATAATGAAATAGATAAAAGTATATTAGGTTCTAGCGAACCTTTACTCCCATCTCCAACAGAAGTTCCTAAAAACCTAAAAAAAGAAAAAAAGAAGGATGGGGGCGCAAAAATTAAGTTTCAAGATTCAGATATATTTGACCCTATAAAATTTAAGGAGGCATTTCCAAAATGGACAAAAGAAAAGCTTAGATATTATTATGATTCTGCTTTAAATTACTCAGAACAAGGTAATAAATATTTAAATTGGACTAGTGCAATAAGAACTTGGGAATCTAGAGAAGAATTTAAGAACATCGGTTCGGCTCAACAAACAATTAATACACAAACATTACCTAAAAACAGATATAAAGTACATGGATAACGGATATTTACCTCCTCAAAATACAGAATTAGAAGTCGCAATATTAGGAGCTATATTAATTGAATCAGATGCAATTGACAATATAATTACAATTTTAAATGGAGATTGTTTTTACGACCCAAAGCACAAATGCATATACGATGCCATTATTTCTTTGCACAACGGAAATCATCCTATAGATATTTTAACTGTTACTAAGGAGCTTAAAAAGAACTCAACTATAGATATGGCTGGCGGTGCTTACTATGTAACTTCTCTAACAAATAAAGTTTCATCTTCTGCAAATATTAATTATCATGCAAAACTTGTTTATGAAAAATATTTACAAAGAGAATTAATAAGAATTTGCGGTGATGTAACTAAAATAGCATATTCTGATAGTTGTGATAGTTTTGAATTACTAGATAGAGCTGAAAATCTGATATATGAATTACGTTCAAGCGGAATTGGAGGAAATGTTAATGGAGAAATAAAAGAATCTGTTATAGAAGTTGTAAATAGTTTTGACGAAGACCATTCTAAGGAACTTAGCGGTATTGACTTTGGAAATAAAAGGATTAACGATATCACAGGAGGTGCTCAAAAGTCAGATTTAATATTACTAGCAGCTAGACCCAGTGTTGGGAAAACAGCAAGGGCGGCAAAAATTGCAGTAGCTGCATGGAAAAATCAAAAGAAAAAGGGTATTGTATTTAGTTTAGAAATGAGCAAAAGACAAATAGTTCAAAGACTTTTATCTGACGCAGGAAATTTTAGTGGTAATTTCTTTAGAAATAAAGGTACTGCAACTGAGCAGGATTTAATAAGACTAAATAATGGCGCAAACTTGGTTTCTGAGTATGGGTTTGAAATTTACGACAGTTCATCTATAAATATAAATTACATAAGAACTGTTGCAAAAAAGTTTAAGAAGAGATACGGAAAGTTAGATTATATAATTATTGATTATTTACAGTTGATGAAGTCTGTTGAAAAAGGAAAAGGTAATAGAGAGCAGGAAATCAGTCAGATAAGTAGTTCTTTAAAAGCTTTTGCAAAGGATTTTGACATACCAGTTATAGCTTTATCTCAGTTAAGTAGGGACTTAGAAAAAAGAAGTGATAAGAGACCGATGATGTCAGATTTAAGAGAGAGCGGTAGCTTAGAGCAAGATGCAGATTTAATTTATTTCCTTTATAAACCAAGCAATTACTATGATTACGAACAAGACCCTGATTATGGTAAAGGACAAGACAATAATGTTAGTCCTGATAATTACACACAACTAATTGAAATACTGATAGCTAAACATAGAAATGGTTCAGTAGGAGATGTATTTAAGGAAAAATTTCAAGGAGAGTTCTTTAAGTTTACAGAGTGGGGAACTTACGAATACGTTAGTGATGAGCAACGTAGCGTAGGGATTATTAAACCTAGTATAGAAAATTCATTTGATGACGAATCGCAATTACCATTTTAAAAAAAAATACAGAAAAAATAAATAATCTATAAAAAAAAAACACATGAAAAAGAATCTAAATTACAAAGAATGCTCGTTCATATTGAACAGAAGTGAGGAGTATTGCATTGGTCTCCTAATGAAGGAGAATGGCAAGATGGGAATTCAAAAAGAATTGACCCCAAAAGAATTTAAGGAAGAAGCTGCATCTTGGTCAATATCAGTAGACAGGCTATCAGAGATAACAAAGATAGATGTGGCTCATTTGCTGGAAGATATTAACAAGAACTTCTTTAGAAACGAGGTATGCGTTGAGTATTTGTTAAAGAAAGTAAATCAGAAGTTTAAACCAAATGCCAAGACTGGTGCGTATCCAATATCGATAGTTATTCCTGAAGAAATAACAACTTTTATGAACGAAGAGAATCAGAAAAGGTGCATTAAGGTGTTAGAGGAAAGAGTAAGTAAAAATGTTAACTTTAAACTAGTAAATAAAAACATATGATAACAAAATCGCAATGGGCTGTCATGCCCGAAGAGGAAAAAGAGAAGATTATGACTAATATCAGGATTTCAATGGTTGGCTTACACGCTACACTAAACGCAGCCAAACACTACAAAGATTTTATCAAGGAGTACGAGGTTGGAATAAGCAATAAGAAGACTGTTAAGGTTTTAAAGGACGCTTTTATTAGTTTAGAGTACTTACTAACATTTATCGACACTGCCTTTAAGGGTAGCAAGGAAGTCAAAGAAGAACATTTAGAGGCGGAACAAGAATTCACTTATAAGATTCTTGAAAACTTAGAAGACGAGTGTTTCCAGTTTGTTAATCACGAGATGGGTTTCAATATGATTAAAAAAGCTTTAGGATAATGGAGATTAGAATACTTAAACAGGGAATTTATGAGACGGACAAGGGAGAGAGGATAAAAATTATTGAAATATGGTATGGGGCTAACCCTCGTATCGTATTTCAAATAGGTGATACAGTTTATACAAGAAGTAGAGAGATTTTTGAGGAAGGAATCAGAAATAATAAAATTATTAAAAAACTTTTTTGAAATGAGAAAAATATTTCTATATTTGCACTCGATTGTTGGATGTGATTAGTCCAAGTTCTTCATGTGATTGAAAAAAGCTCAGTAGTAATATTGGGCTTTTTTTTGTTTGAATATATGATTACATTTGCAATAGAAAAAATAATTTAAACTAATATTTTTATGATACCACAAATTATAGGAGCAGGATTACAAGCGTACAATATGTACAATTCTTGGCAAGACAAGAATAAGGCAGAAGCAGCTGCTGCCGAACTAGATAGACAGCCAGTTCCTCAATATACACCAAACTCAAGATTAAATAGTTTCTATCAACAAGCAGTTGCTGGTGTTGCTAACCCACAAGGATATACAGGAGCAGAAACAGCAGGATACAACTCTCGCTTAGCTCAAATAATGGCTTCTAGAAACTATAATGCTCAAAACATGGCTGGCGGTCAATTGTCAAGAGCTATTGGCGGTATGGGTAACGCTGAATCTATAAACGCTTTAAATCAATTTAGCGGTAACGATGCTGCTTTAAGAAGAAGTGCTTATAACGCTGCTATGGGTAGACAACAAAGTGCTATGGGTCAATATCAAAGTTTAGCTAACATGAACACTCAAACAGCTTTACAAAGAAGATTAATGAAAGAGCAAGGTTTAGGTCAGGCTATTCAAACTAATAAAGCTATGTTTAGCAATAGTCTAAATAATTTAGGTGGAGACTTAATGGGCTACGGTATGAATAAAGATATGATGTCTAAAAAAGCTCCTGCTCAAAGTCCAGATTTAAATAGATGGACTAGGTACGCTGACGATATAAATGGAGTTTCAAACCCTTATTCAGGATAAAAATGGAAGATACTATAGGACTCGCAGGGAGCTTAGGCTTAATAAATAGAGGCGGAGCTGCTTTTGGCGGTAACGTATTAACAAAAGCGTCTGGCAAAGAGCTTGAAATGGATGCTACTCAAAAGAGAGACGAGGCAAAAAGATTAGCTAAACAGGCTCAGGAAGAAGAGATGCTACTTAAGAGGATAAATCCAACTGGAAAGTTTGATGAGTTGGCTAGGAACAACATGAGAAAAGCCTATGCCGATGTTATAATGAACAAAAAGTATAGAGACCCAGAAGAAAAATATAATTTTGACCTTTATAAAACTAAACAATTAGAGGCTACTCAAAAAAGAGCTGAGGTAAATGATTTTTTTACTAAAAATAAAACTTTAGTTCCAAATGATATTCTAGAAGCTTTTAAAAAGAGTGATGTTGCGACCTTAGAACAAAAATCAAAAGACCCTAATACTGGAGTTTATAGAGACCCTAATTTTGAAGACGTGTATTATATGTCTCCTGATAAAATAATTCCTAAAATTGACACAGAAGATGAGATGAAAAGAGCCGCTTCTGTTATATCTGAAGGTGATTATGACGTAAAGAATCAAACTAAAATAGTTAAAAATGGAATAACTTATTTGCAATCATCAGTAAAACCTGAAGTATTAATAAGTGCTGCTCAAAGAGATTTAAAGAATAAAGTAAATTACGAAAACTTTAAAACTGATTACAAGGCAGAAATAGATAAGACAATGAAAGAAGACCCTAAATTAACAGAATTTACAGCTGCTACAAAAGTGTATGCTCAAGAATTAGGTAAGATGGGTAAGAAAGAAGATATTATAAGACCTAGTAAAGGGGTGGTTATAAACAATACCTTTAATTCGACTAGTGGAGGAGGTTTTGAAAGTAAAAATGTTTCACTATATCCAGAAAAAAGTAAAGATTATCCTGACGGAGTTTTATATCGCTACAATAGAAAAGGAGCTAAGCCAGATGTATATAATTTAAATGTTGGCTCAAAAGACGATTCTGTAAAAAAATTCACAGAGGTTAATTATGTAATTAGGCTAGACGATGAGACAGGGCTTGTTATAGGAAAGAGAAAGAGGTTGGGCGATATTGACGATACGCCAGAAAACGAAGCGTATGAAGAGGAAACTAATGACCATAGAAATGTCCCAGCATCAATAAAAGTTCCGCTTTCTGTTGTTTATGGAGAATTGCAAATAGATGATAAGACTTGGAAGGCGTTAAAGTCGGAAGGCAAGCCAGCAGTAAAAGCATCAGCGAATACAGGTGGAGCACCTAAACCAAAACCAGCTTCATCAGGTGGAGCACCAAGACCAAAAAAATAAAAATATTAGGATATGCCACAAGAACCAGATTACACAAGCGAAATATATAAATACCTAGGAACTTTAGATAAAACTTATCAAAAAGAAGTTAGTTTAGATAAATTCAAGGAGTCTATGAAGGATAAAAACTATGCTTCTGATATTCATTCTTGGATTAGTAGTAAGGACGAAACATTTACTAAAGATGTGCCTTTTGATGATTTTTACGGCTCAATAAATCCAAAAACTCCTGTTGTTCCATCGTTCTCAACGGACATGAAGAACACAAATACAAATCCTGTAATGAAGAATTCTCCTTTACAGGCAAATGTAGATAAACTTGTAAAAGAGCCTGTTGCCTTAAAAGTTCCGCAAGAAAATCCTTTTTTAAAGAAGGCTAACGACTTAGCTTGGGATAAAACTCCTTTAGGTCAAGAACAAAAGAAAACAGAAATAGTTGGTATGCTTCCTCAGACTCCAGCAAAGCCTACAATGACTGTTAAAAGTGAAGAGGATAAAATAATAGAATCAGGTATAAATGGTCTTCCAGCACTATCTAAAATAATGCTGAAGAACAATCCTATATACAATAGAGATTTTAATGATTGGTTAAAAGTAAATCCAAAAGAAGCTCAAAGATTAAATGCTTACGCCAATAACAAAGACGTTCAATCTGAATATCAAAAATCTCAAGTTTTTGATAAATTTCAAAAAGATATATTAGCTTCTAGAATTTTAAAGCTTACAGAGCTAGAAACTATGGGTGCTGGTGAAATTCTTAAACAAAAGAATGATTTATACACTAATATAAATAAGGTATCTGACGACTTAAAGAAGAAACAAACAGAACTTAACTTTTATCAAAATACTTTTTTAAAGCAAAGTGGAAATATAGATTTAGTAGATAGAATAAAAGAACTTTCTAATATTTTAAATAAATACGATAAAGAAAAAATAACTAATACCTTAACAGGAATAGATGGAGAGCTAAATGCAATAATCAATGAAATAAAATCTATTACAAGTGAAGACAATACTATAGCACAAGAGTATGCAGCACAGTATACTCAATTATATTCTAGGGCTAAGTCTTTAGAACAAGAAAGAACTAATATTGAAAACGACCCAGAGTTTTTAAAGTATAACGCTGCCATAAATGAATATAACAATGTTCAAAAAGAAATAAATAATAATATTGGAAACTTAAATAATGACCCTGAATACAAGAAAACAGTAGAAGGGTATAATTCATTATTTAATAAGTACAAACAAATTGCAGGAAGTATTGAAGGTCTCAAAAAAGATGACCCTTTAGTTAATGAGTATTTAAGTCTGTCTAAGCAAGTTGCTGATATAGACAAAACTTACAAATCTATAAACAGCGGATTTTTTATTAAAGCAGAAAGAGATAGATTACAAAAAGAATCTAATGAAAAAGGTGAGTTTTCTGGTAAAATAGTAGGAGTTGTTCAGTCAATACCACAGGCAGTATTTTCATTAGCAGCTGGAGGAATTGATTTAATAAACTCTGTTAACGAAGGAGTTAAAGGTAATAGCACTAGTTTAACTTACACTACTTTAGATAAAGCAGCTGATTTTTATAACACTCTTGAAAAGGTTACTGGTTTTATAGCTCCAGAAGCTAAATCAATTAAAGAAAATGGTGACATAAATTGGGCTGACATACCTTACGAAGCATTTCAACAAGTTGGTAATCTTGCTGTTATGGCTGTTACTGGAGGTTCAAGTACTTCAATGATGGTTGGCTCTGCTTATTTAATGTCTAGAAAAGGCAGAACAGACGAAGCTGACGAAGCTGGGTTAACAGGAGTTTCAAAAGAAATATATGTAAATGGGCTATCTTTATTAGAAGGTTTTTCTGAGTTAATAATGCCAGATGCTCAACTATTTACAAGAACAATAAGACAAAAGCTATTAAAAGATGCTGTATTAGCTCAGACGAAAGGAATTGTGTGGTTTAGAAAGCAGGCAATGGTTACTGTATTGGAAAATATGGGGAAAGAGGACGCTGAAGAACTAATTGTTAAACTTGGAGAGCTTGGTGCTCAATATGCTAACAATCTAGAACAAGGTAAAAATGTTTTTGACATAAAGAAAAGCAATACTGCAAACGAATATTTAAGAACAATTCTTATAGCAGCTCCTTTGGCAGGAATAAGCACAGGGTTAAGTAAGATAGGTGTGCCCAAGAAAGAATTAGATATAGCAAGATTTATTGCTGCTAAAAATATAACTCAAACTAGACAAATACTTTCTGATTTGGTTGCTTCAGGAAAAATAACACAACAAAAAGCAGATGAAAATTATAAGCAAATAATTAGATACGCTGCTGTTCAAAATGTTATGCCTAAAGACATTTCTCCAGAAAAGGCTATTCAATTAGTTCCCCTTATAGAAGAAAACAAAGAACTAGAGCTGCAAATTAAAACTGGCGGTATTAGCGATATGTTTATCAGTTCTATAAAGGAAAAAATAAAAGAAAATAACGATAAAGCTCAGGCAATATTAGAAACTCCTAGCACTAGAGCTGATATAGCACCATCTGCTGAACTAAAAGCATCGGAAGAAATTACAGAAGAAACACCAGCACCTAACACTAAGTTTTATCAAGGTGTTGATTTTAAGGCACAAACAGGATTGCCTAATGGTGATTACACTGAAGAGCAAGTAAAGGCAGCAAGAGAGGCTAAATTAAAAGAAGCAGGTGTAACGCCAGCAGAAATAGAAAAGACAATAAATGCAGAACAAGAAGTTATACCAGCAATTGAAACCCCTGCTGCACCAATTAGCGGTGTTAGTGGTGAGGTACAGGCATCTGGTGATGTAGAAGAGAAAATAAAAAGCTTGCCAAAAGAAAAGCAAGACGAATTAAAACTTTCTTTGTACAAAGAAGAAATAGCTCAATTAATTAAAAGTGGCAAAATAGAATACAAAGATGACGTTACTGGAAAGCCATGCTTAAGATACGGAGGAAGAGGAAATAGCTTTAATAGAGGCAGTGAGTGGGAAATAGTAAAAGATTTAAAAGGGTACAAGTCTCACGAGCAAGGTGGTGTTGACTTAAAGATAGGGAAAGACGGTGTAAATGTTTTTAGTGGCAAATCTAGTTTTTATGCTAAAGACGGATTATTGTTTAGCGATGGAGACCCTATAGAAAAAAGAATAGCTCCAACATTTTCTGAAAAAGAATCAAATAAAATTAAACAGGACGAGGCTTTTCTATCAGACTTTATAAGAAGTCCAAAGTACAGAGAAATGCTTTTAAAGCAATTTGGTGGAGACGAAAAGGCAACAGACGATAACATAGGTAAAAGATTAGAGCAGCTTCAATTGACAAAATACGACAATACTGCTATAAATAAAAAAACTGGAGAAGTCGGAAAACCAGGGACTTATGTTAAAACTAGACTGCCTTTTGGTAAAGCTGCTATAGCTGAAACAATAGACCCTAAAAATAATGAAGATAATTTACAGGGAGACATATTCCTTCCTTCAGATGCTTTTACTTCTGGTTTAGATTTTGAGTCAGTTGGCTTAGACCCAACTAACTACGGTATGTATCCGTTAAGTGCAAATGTTCCTTTGCATGAGATGACACACAGGTCTTTAGGAGTTAATGATGAAAACATTACGCCTTACGCAGAAGAAAAAGTAAAAAACATAATGGCTGGCACTTACCCATTTGCAGATAACATGGGCAATAAAATGGGAGTAAATCCAGACTCTGACCCTACTGGAATTGGTGCTAAGAATAAAGCAAATGATGATTATTGGCAAAGACCTACGGAAGTTTTAGCAAGAACAAATGCATTTAGAAAGCTGTTGTATGACAACGGTGTATACGACCCTAAAACAGAAAGTATAGACAAAGAAAAGTATAACGCATTTAAAGATAAGCTTAACAAAAGATACGATGAGCTTAGCGATAAACCTTATAGAAAAATGTCAGAAGAAGAAAAAAAGGAATTAAGAGAAATATCTGATATTAATCAAGGTTTTGGTTACATGAATGATTCTATTTTTGAAAAACAAAAAGAAGATGACGACAAAAAAAGATTGTGGATGTTAAACAATTTAGTTAAAATAAAAAGGGAGGACGAAAACAATGTTTAAGAATATAACAGTAGAAGCAGAAAATAACGAACTAATACTTAAAAATAAAAAAGGAGATTATGTTATTATACCTGCTAATAAAAGAAATTGGGTGAAGTCTAAGATAAAAGAAAAATGTCACACCTGTATTGACTCACTTGTGGAATCTCTTCCAGTAGCAAGTCAATATGCTGAGTTTGGTAGCGTATATTCTGAGGATGATTTTGACCCTGAGGACTTACTTCTTAGCAAAGGAAAAGCAAAAAAACAAATTAAAAATGCTGTTGAGTTTAAAAGCGATGAAGAATTGCAAGAGTTTGTTAAAGCTAAAAAGAAGTTAGGGCACAGGATAAGTTATGCTGACGCAACAAGATATATAGACATGAACAAACTAGAGGGAAAAGATTTATATAAATTTGTTTCAGAGAATGTAAAGCAAGGGTTTAAAATGAGTAATCCAAAAGAATGGGTCAAAGAAGTTCCTAATAAAGATTACGTTCCCCCAATTACCGAGGCTCAAATATTAAATTATAGAAAGTTTCAAGAAACATCTGGAAAATTAAAAGCAGACCCTACCTTTGCGGAGTTGAAAACATTTTTAGAAAAAAGTGGATATTCTCCAAATGCAGCTGGATTAAAATCTGGGGAGATGACTGGAAAAAATATATTAGACATGGCTAAACGCAAAGGAGTTCCGTTAACTAAAAATGAAGATGGTACATATTCTATGATGGATGATGAGAATACGTTCCTTGATACTAATCAATCATTTGCAAAACAAAGAATTATTCATCCAGACGCAACTTACATGAGCACTCCTTATGTAAAAGGAAATGATATTGTTAATTATTATAATATGACAGTAGAGCCTAAATATGCAGAAAGAATGCCTACACCGCAAGAGGAAAAAGATTACACAGAAGGAAGATACTTTACAGAAGGAATGACTCCAGAATTTAATACTGTATATCTTGATTCTTATTTTGACCCAAAAACAGCCAATAGCGAACAGTCTTTAACAATGAAAGCAAACAATGAAGAGATGACTCAAAGATATAAAAAGGTAAAAGAAATTGCTGACAATGTTCAGAAATATAAAAACTCTGAAGAATACAAAAAAGATAAGGAATGGCAAGCAACAAAAGATGCCTTTAATCCTGCTAAGTGGGATACAAGAGGTTTAATGACAGGAAAAGAATTTATGGAAGGTTTAAAATACGGAAACAGCACAACACACTAAATTAAACCATGGCTTGTATATATATAATAAACGGAAAAAAATTTAAGTCTTTAGATAACAAGGCAATAGGCGAGTTACTAAAAGCTAAATTAATGACGGAGAATACTCCTAAGACTCTTGCTATGGCTTATGCTGCTGCAAAAGAGGATAATACAAATATAGATTTTGTAAATGCAATAGAAAACCAATTAAATAATAAACAAAATGATAAAGAAAACATCACAGGGTTACAAAGTAACCAGCGAGAAGGGCAAGAACCTGTCAAAACCCAACCTGTCGAAACCACAGGCGGAGAAAAGATTAAAACAGGTAGAAATGTTCAAACATATGAAGAAGAAGTAGTTAAACCAATAGAAGCAAAAGAAGAAGGAGCTAAAAAGACAACAAAAGTTACCCCTAAAGAAGGCGATACCTCAATTACTAAGTCTGCAAGAGGCATGATTCAGAACATGGTCTTTAAAGATGGTGAGTGGCAAATTAAATTTGGTAAGGACTTTACTAAAGTTGCTAGTTCTGTTCAGAAAGAAGCTCAAGATTCGTTTAACGAAAAGAATGCACCTATTGCTGAGGTTAAGGAACAAGCACCTGTAGTTAAGGAACAAGCCGCACCTCCAGTAAAAGCTGAAGAAAAACCTGTTAAGGAACAAAAAGAGCCTGTTAAGGAACAAGCCCCTGTAATAGAAGCTCCTAAATTAGAGATGCCTGTAATAGAGGAAACTGTAACTGAAACACCTGCGGTTGAAGAGGAAGAAGAGCAATACGAACCTATAACAGTATCAGACACTAGTCACGAAAAATTCACCAAGGACAACGCTGTAGACTACGAAGAAGGTGAAAAGGAAGGCGATAACGGACGTTCTTACACTTACTTAGCATCGGTAACTGTAGAGTTAATAGACGATGTTAGCGGTGAGGTAATAGGGACAATATCTAAAATAAAAGATGATTACGGAGACGTTAATTGGAGTGCTGAGACTAATGATGGAGACCAAGTAGCTGACGAGGTTGGCAGTAAAAGCGAGGCTCAACAGGCTCTTGTAGATAAATGGAATAAAGATAAACTAAAAGAGTTTAATAAGGAGAAGGCTAAGGCTGCCAAGGAGAAGATTAAGGAGGCAGAGAAGGCTAAGAATAAGGCTCAAAAGATTGCTGACAAAGAACAAAAGGCACTTGAAAAGATTAAGGAAAAAGAAGCTAGAAAAAAGAAGCTAGAAGATTTAGCAAGAGAATCTGGTTTGGATATTTCTGAAGATGATGAATCTCCAGTATTTAGCGTAGAATTAAATGAGAACCTAGCTGAAGACCAACAAGATGAGGTTAAGAAAATTGTAGAAGAAGCTATATCAAACCCAGAATTTGCTACATCAGAAACAGTTAATGTTGAAAGCGAGTTGCCAGAAGGAATTCCTATGCAACAAATTGTTGTAGATGAGAACGATACAAGACCAGAAGCTCAAATGATGGCACAGTTATCTATACCTCTTGAGTTTATATTTGGTAAGAGCGTAGGTGTTGGTATGTCTGATACACTAACAACAGGAGAAAGAACAGTTCCTGTAATGGATACTAAAACTGGTGAAATAGCTGATAAAAAAGTTAGAGAAGAAGGTGGTATTGGATATCCATTCAAGTCTTTAATGGATTTAATAAACGGAACGCTAGAGGCAGGAAAGAAGGCTATGGGATGGGCTGGAGTAGCATTAGGAGCTTCGTCAGCAATGGTTAACGCAGCAGGCAAAGCAAGTAAGATTACAGGTAAAGAGCTTAAGGCTCATTACTTTAAAAGTCTTAAACTTACAGCTGAACAAAAGAAAAGAATAGAAGATGCTATCCCAGATAAAAAAGAATATGGAATAGTTATTATATATAAAATGGGTGCTGACGGAATAAAAAGCAACGAAGCATATGCTCGTGAAGCTTTTAGACTAATAGACGTGACATTATCGGCAGCAGAAAAAGAAGATTTCTTTAAAAAAGTAAAAGAAAGATTAGCTAAAATTGCATGGGAAGATAAAGATATTTATCTTGACTCAATAAAAGGAGCTAAATCATTTTTAGAACTAGAAAATATTTTACATGGCGAAAATTCTAAAATGCCATTATTAGTTAAAACCGATATAATAAATAAAGGAATTTTATCTAGTGATAAAACAGAATCTAAGGAAGATAAAAACCCTGTTGGATTTCTTCTTAAAAGCAAAGGCATAACAGTAGAAAGCGTAGCAGCTAATATAGCAGAGCCTGTAATGGAAGGTATTACTACAGGTCAACCAATGTTAGCAATAGCTATAGACCCAGATTCTACGCCATTTGAGGACATAACAAGAAAAAGGCACAAGAACTACCCATTTGGAGTAGAGGGGTTTCCTATTGGTTTATTTCAATCAACAGCTTCTTTTCATAATTTAGCTCCAGACATGATGGATGTGTTTATAAAATCAGCAACAACACAAATACAAGAAGTAAAAAATAAAAAAGGAGATAAGGCAAGTTTAGAATTTGAAAAAACTGGTAAGAAAAAAAATAAGATAATTACTGTTTACGAGAAAGTAAAGACAAAAGAAGGTATTGTAAAAGTTGCTATTAAAGATAAAGATGGCAATATTATAAAAGCTAAAACAGAAGAAGAGATTTGGATTAAGCTAAAAGAATTAGGTTACACCCCTCGTATTAGTATATCTCAAAATCTAGAAGGTAATTTTATTGCAGAAGAAGGAAGCGGAACAGAAAAAACACTTATTCTAGATGCTAAAGGGAAAGCAATTACTGCTAAAACAATAGAATTATTATACGCTAAATTAAAAAAAGCTGGCGTAAAATTAGATAAAGAATTTCAAGCAACTAGATACTCTCAGAAAATTAACGGAGGTACTTTTATTACATTGTTAAAAAAGGCTCAGCAAGCTTTGACTGAAATATATAAGAACCCTAAATTAACTGCACAGGAAAAACTTGTAAAGCATCTTAGCAAGGCGTTCCCTAGTATAGTTGTAGAAATGAATATTTCTGAATACAATAAGTTACAAGAAGGATTTATTGAAAAGAAGTTATTTACAAAAAGTGGAAAATCTTATGGAGTTGTAAAGGACGGAAGAGTCTATTTAAATCCAACGTATCTTAACAATAATACTCCTATCCATGAATTTGGTCATATATGGAACGCTGTGGCTAAAAATGCTAGACCTGAGCTATATAAAAAAGGAGCAGATTTGGTTAAAGACACGAAGTATACTCAAAACATTATCAACAGTCCTTCTTATCAAAAGATTATAAAGCAATTATTTGGCGATAAGGCAATAATAAAAAACAAAGCTACTGGAAAATTTGAAATAAATACTAAAGCAGAAAACTTTAAAGATATTAATGATTACGTTATTGACGAAGCATTAGCTAGAGCAATTGGTGATAAAGGAGAATTATTTGTAAACGAGGTACAAAAAAGAAAGTCTTTTCAAGATTGGATGAATCTTCTTTTTGATGTAGTTAAACAAATAGCTGGATTTCCTACTATCGGTTCTCAAGAATTTCAAGATTTAACTATAGACCAATTTGTAAATGCAGCTGTAAAAGAATTATTAGGAGGCAAGCAGATTAGCGATATTACAAGTGATAATCTAGCCAATCTTTCAAAAGAGTCGGCATATGCTAAGTTTAGTGTTACTGATAAAGAAAAAGAATTTAGAAAGAATGCTCTTGCTCAAGGATATACCAACAAAGAAATAAATGCTATTCTTAAAAAAGCTAAGAAACCATCTGTAGCTCCTGAAGGTAAAGCAACTGAAAATGAGCCGCCTACGGCAACCACAGAGCAAGCAGAATTTATTCCAAACGCTAAGGACATAGAATCATTTAAAAAGATACTAGAAGGAACAACTAGTGATGCTATTAGAATAAACAATGCAATAAAAGAAGCTAAAAGCAATCCTAATTTAAATCCTAAGATAGTTGAAATCATGCAAAACTTTAAAGAGCTAAAGAAACAACTTATGGCTAACGTAGAGTTAACAGAAGACTGTTCTTGGTAGAGTAAATATAAAAACTTAAATTTGTACACAATATGAATAAATATTACGAATTATCAGACGAGGCTATGGAGATTATTGCTCCATTAGCTGAAATAGAATTAGAACAGTCAACTTTCTATAATCAATTGGCTATCACTGCTAACAGATTAGGATTCTTGATGGCGCAGAAATACTTTAATCAAGAAGCTATAGAAGAGAAAGAACACTTCATGGGATGGGCTGACTATATCTCTGGAAGGGGTAATAACTACACAGTGCCTGCTATAGGAATAACTAAATGTAAGAGTAAGAGCTTGTATGAGCTAATAGAAATGGCTTTGGCTAAAGAGGTTGAGGTTAGTAAGTTATATGCAGAGCAAGGTATGAAGTTGTTCAACGTAGACCAGTTAGCGTATCAGAAGTTAATTGGTTACTTACAGATTCAAAATGATGCGATAATATTCTACACTGACTTATGTGCAGTATTTGAAAACTTAGACAAGGCAGGAGAGTTAACAGCAGAACACTCGTACTTTGAGAATAAATAAAGAAATTAAGTCAAGGTGTCGTATAAAGGCAATTACGCTAGTTTATAATTAGTATTGTGGTTCAATTCCATGCCCTATGACTTTTATCATTTGCTATTTCAAAGATTAGTATTAAATTTGTGATGTTGTAATGCGGATTCAACGATTTTCATTTGTATATTCTTCTCGTTAAAAATATAATAGCCTTTAGATAGGCAATAAAGAAAACCTAGATATCCGCATTATCTGGGTTTTTTTATGCCCATCAACTAAGGTATTGTATGATATTGTATATCTTATAGCTAGGCAACTTAAATGCTACAAACAAAAACAACTATGTAAAAATAATAGCCCCATAAAAATTCCAAGCAATGTTTAGCTGACAACTTGGGCGTGAAGTGAAAGAGATATACTTGATGGGGCTGCGTTCCGCATACGCAAGGTACTTAGCAGTGTACCATTTGTTATTTTACCGATATCGTTTAGGGCGTTTGCCACTTTTAAGTCCTAAACCAATGCCTGAAGAAACCCTCCCCTTCACGCATATAGCTACTGCTGTATTAAAACTTTAGATTTCAATATAAATTCATTAAATTTGCCTAATTATAAAAAATAAAAAAACAAATGGCTTGCTTTGTCACCTACAAAAATAAACGTTATTCTGAACCCGAATTCTTCGCATTGCTCGCAGCTGGTGAGTACGATAAGCTAGTAGCTGACGGAAGTTTTGTTCCTAAAAAAATAACTTTGTCTACAGATGCACCTGCTCCAACAAAAGGCAAGATGAAAGAGCGCAGTTTAACGAAACAATTCTTAAAGGACAATCCTTCCCTACAACTTTCTGAAGGTGCTATAAATTACGAAGAGATATCTAATAAGAGTACCGTAGAAGAAGTAATGAATCTAATAGATGAACTTGGCTTAGACGCTTCTGTATACGCTGTTGATGACTGGAAGAATGGAATGAACCTACGAGTTAGGTTTACCATGGCTCAAATTTTAATTAAGAAATTATCAAAAGAAGGTAGACTAGACGAAGCTAATGATTTAAGAGAGAGACTAGTAGTTGCTGCGACAGAGGCTGGACAAGGCATACAAGCATTTGCTATGTTCCCTGCACTTACAGCTGAAGGAGAGCTAAGAAAGATGTTGAAGATGATAAACAACATCAACAAGAAAAGGGAGAAAGCAGATAAGAAGCTTACTAAAATAAAAGAAAAGTTTAAACAAGCCAACGAAGACGCTATAAACGAGGCAGTTGAAAACCTAGGAGGCAAGCCTTCTGAAAAAAGAAAAAAGGCAGCAAGAACCTATGCCGACTACGGTACTAAGAATAAGGTTATTACAAAAGCAAAGTACGAGGAGATGAAAAAAGCCCTTGCTAATAAAGCTTTTTCAGCAGCTATACCTGTTCAATTAATTCCTATTGGTGTATATCACTTAGAGGCTGGCTCAAGAAAGTTTAAAGAATTTAGCGAGGCACTTATAGAAGACTTTGGAGATAAGGTAAAACCATACTTAGCTGACCTTTATAAGAAAGCAGCAAAAGAATTAGGTATTCCTGCATCGGAAATAGACAGTGAAGCAACTATCTTACAGGAGAACAAAGACAGAAGGGCTAGAGAAGCTAAGAAAAGTGTAAAAGGGGCTCTTAAAGATTTAGGCTTATCTATTTCAAAAATAGCCATAGAACACTATACAGTAGTAGATTCTGCTAAAAGAACTCTAGTAGAAAAAATAATGGCAGAAACTGAACTGACTGAAAATGAGGCTAAAGAATATGCAAAAGCTATAGAAGAAGAGTTTGACAGACTAGCCACAGAAAAGAAAAAGAAAATATTAGACACAGTATTTAATCCTAAAGAAAGAAAGAAACCTGAGCTAAAGAACTTAGAATCAGAATTATTAAAGCTAACTAATTTAGGTGCATTCAAAGAACAAGACTTAGTAGAAGCATATGCTGATAAAATGGGTTGGGCTAAGTTATCTCAAGAAGAAATATCAGAAATAGAAAGGCTAGCTTCAATAGTAGAGGAATCTCCAGAAGGAATAAAAAGAGCACAGGCAGTTGAAGACTTATTAGGATACGAAGCTAAAATAAAAGGAATTCCATTAATGGATGTTGTAACGTCTATATGGTACGCAAATGTTTTATCTGGATTTACTACTCAGCTAGTTAACGTGATAGCTAACGCAACTCAATTATTGTTCTCTTACGGAGAATCTGCCATAAGAAACCCTAGAACAGGAGTATTTATGGCTAGAGGTATTATAAATGGAATAAATAGAGGTATACTAGAAGCAGGGAGTTCATTAAAAACTGGTTATAATCCAATCAGAGGAAGAGTGGAAATTCCTTCTACATTAGAACTAAAAACATTTAAAGGAGGCAAATACAACCCAGCTAATTATTTAAAGTATGTAAGAAGACTAATGGTAGCATCCGATGTTATTATGTTTGAAACTCAGAAAGAAATGAGAGCTTATCAGTGGGCTAGAATGTTGGCTGCCAATGAAAATAAATTAGACCCTAGTGTTAAAATTAAACAAAGAGCACTTGACATACTACACGCAAATGACAGTACTATTCCTGATGCAAAATTAAAAGCATCTGAAGAGGCTCAGCTAGAGATAGATGCGGTAAATACTGAAAATATATCTAGTTCTGAAAAAGCAAAAAAAATAAAGAACATAAAAACAAACGAAAAAAGAAGAGTATTTGAATTAGTACAACAAAGCAGAGGCTCTGAAATAATGGACGAAAGTAATGCTTATGCATCTTGGAACACGTTTAATCATCCTGCTTCTGGTTTGCTAGGTGCTGTAGCTAAGAGAGTTAATCAGTTAATAGAAACTAATGGTGTTACTAAAATATTTAGATTTGTTGTGCCTTTTACAAATGTAATTGCAAACGTAGCTAACATGGGAATAAACTACACTCCTTGGGGATACATAAGAGCTGCTAGGCAAGGCTCTGCATTTGGAATACCTAAAGCAGAGTGGGATTCTATGTCACAAATGCAGCAAGACCAATACAGAGTAGAAATAGTAACAAAAGCTACGGTAGGACTGGCTATGTCGGCTGCTGTTTTAATGTTGACTTTAAAAGGAGATGACGATGATGAGCCTTTACTAGAAATAACAGCAAATGCTACAGGTAAATACAAGAAAAATGAGGGTCTTAAAAATGAGGGATGGCAACCATATTCATTTAGAGTTTACAACAAAAAAACCAAAAAATATGGCGATTGGATTTCATATCAGTACAGTCCTTTATTAGTAATGTTTAGTCTTATTGGAAACCTAAAAGATTATGAAAAGTATAGAAAAGAAAATACAGATGATAACCTTTTAGATAGAATATCTTTCGCTGCTGTTGGCGCATCAAGAACATTTTTAGACAGTACTTTTTTAGTATCTATAAATTCATTCCTTAAGGCTCTTACAGAAACAGAAGCAGGAGACGCTGTAGATGACGCAATGAAATCTATATTTAAAACCGTTAAGGGATTTGTTCTGCCTGCGCTATACACTCAGTCAGCAAGGGAAGTTCAAAGAGCGTTTGACGTGCCAGAAAAAGAAGTTGGAACTAGTTTAGTTGCGGAGTTAGTAAGAGACATTCCTGTTGCTAGAAATATGCTAAACGACAGAGTTAATATATGGGGTCAAAGGTCTATTGCAGACACAGATAAGTTTACATCTAAATCTGAAGATACGGACTTAACCGCAACACTGACAAGTAAAAAAATATTTTTAACAAAACCAAACATAAAAACAACAAATATTATAGATATAGAAAGCGGCAAGTTTAGAGCAATGACTGATAATGAGTTTTTTAGTTACGCAGAAGAAAGAGGTAAATATTTGTACGAAACTTTAATAGATAGACTTGAAGATATTAAAGAGATGTCAAATGAAGACGCTCAAAAAGAAGTAAGTTCTATTGTTTCAGATGCATCAAAACTAGCTGAAGCTAAATCTTCTTTACCTATAGAGTCTTACGAAAGAATAAAAAAAGAAATGAGAAATCAGTATCGTGAAAAGAAAGATGAGTCAAAAGCAAAAAAAGAAGAAAAAGCTTCTGAAGAAAGAGGAGCTAAAGTAACTCCTGAATATAAAAAAGAAATACAAGATATTAAGAAAAATGACGTTAGTCAGATATCTAGGTTTATTGTTTCTAAAATTAAACAAAGCGGAACTAAGTCTAGGGAAATTCGAAAACTTTTAGCATCAGAAAAACTTACAGATGAATATGTAGACATGGTATCTAGTGCAGTGAATAAAATATTAAAACAACAAGAAGCAGCAAAACCAACAACAAATTAATTAACGTATATTTGCACTATGAGCCTTTTACCAACAAATAACCTAGAAATTGTAGACCCTTTCGGAGAAATAATTAACTTTACTGATACTACAGGTGGTTACGCCACAAACAATACTGACGGATACGGAAGTCCGAACCTAACATACGCACAGGTTGGAGGTGTAAATTTACTAATAGGAAACTATGTAAATATTGTTCCCTCGGAAATAGGTGTTGGGGCTGCTTTAGTTCCTTACACTCAATATATTAAAACTAGCGGAACGGCAAAAACATATGATAGCAAGTCAATAGCTGTAGGCAACTACCTTGTGCCACACACAACAGGATTAGTAGTGGCAGCTGGCGATACATTTGAGACAACAGGATATTACAATCCGCTAATAACTCCATCAAGATGGCTGCCAACAGCTTTAGGAACTCCTTTATATTTAAGTACGCAAGACTTAGGTTACACCACACTTGGAGTTATTCCTGATAGCATACTAACCTTACAGTACGAGGTTTATGGAATTGTAAATACTGTAGCATTCACAACAGTATTAGGCACTAAGTACTTAGTTACTGGAACTGGAATTGTTTCTTATTTAGGAAGCAACTACAAACAAGGAGAAGTATTTACAGCATCAGGAACTTCAACAGTAGGCGTAGTAAGCGGAACTTTCGGAGTTGCACCTTATAATAGTGGAGCAGTAAGTAATTTTCAAACTATCTACAACCTAGAAACTAGTTTAGTAGAATTACAAACATCAAATATTTTAAATCCTAAACCTCAAGGCAGGGAGTATAACTATCAGATAGCCACCATTTTTACAAACATCTACACTATGCAGAATGCTGCTAATATCGGTTTAGTAAGTCTGGGTCAGGCGTACAATAATATTGTAAGTTTACAGGAAGAGGTTGATAACTTAGCTAATAATATATATTAATGGACTACAATCAAATAATATATCAGTTAAGATTAGAGCAGGTTCGTTGTACACAACTAGGACTGCCATTTGACGTTAGCGATGGCACTATTATATACTTGAGTAATCTTATTCACAGCTATAATTTTGTCGGAATGACTGATAGTCAGAGAATAATAATAAGAAATGAGTTGAACAGCATAGTACAAGATGTTAGCTACTACACCTCTTTCACTCAAGGACTATTTAATGGTTACTATAATTCACAAGTTTAAATTATTGTAAATTACAAAGGAAAAGACTAATTTTGCAATAGAATAATAATAACAATAATAAATGTCAATACAGTTATCAAGAGCCAACACAGGTACACCATTAACCACAGCAGATTACAATAGTGATAATCTAATAGTGGAGACTGCTGTTAATTCTTTATTAGGTACATCTAGCAGTGGAGGGACTGTAACGAACTTTACAAAAGTAGATACAGATACTTCATCAGAATTATTTAGTGCAAGCGTATCTAATCCAACTACAACACCAGAAATAACATTCTCAAGAATAAGTAAGGCGGCTAACCTTGTATATGCCTCTCCAGACGGAGCTTCAGGCAAACCTACAATGAGAGCCTTAGTATCAGGAGACTTACCAGTAGTTCCTTTTAATAAAGGAGGTACAGGATTGTCTGCAATAAATGCAAATAGAATTATCAGAACAAATAATGCAGGTTCAGCAATTATAGAAGGAGCTATAACCGCAGGCTCATCAAAAATTAGTATTAATCCTACTAATCCAAACTTTGAATTAGATGTAGTTCCAGCAAACATAGAAGTAAATACTTTGGCAGCAACTACTCCTTTGTCTTTTGCTAAGGGAGGAACTAATGCATCTACAAGACAAAACGCTATAAATGCTCTTACAGATACAGGTGTTACTGTAAATATAGGAAAAGCTTTAATAGTAGATGGGTCTAATAACGCAACTTGGACAACATTTTCAGCAGGTGTTTCAAGTGTTAATAGTTTAACTGGTGCTGTTTCTCTTACTACTGCCTTAATACCTGAAAGTGGTAATTTATATTATACTGATGTAAGAGTAACTAATAACGCAACAGTAGTTGCAAACACCGCAAAGGTTACTAATGCCACTCATACAGGCGATGTTACAGGAAGTGGTGCTTTAACAATAGCTGCTGGAGTTGTTACTTACGCTAAAATGCAGGCAATAAGTGCAACTAAAAGATTATTAGGAAGAATTAGTGGAGGTGCAGGAAGCACAGAAGAAATAGTTATTAGTGGTAACTTAGCAATGAGTGCTACTGACCTAATTGTTAGAACTTCTAAAATAAAGACAGTTACGGCAGATTATTCAATACCTATCACAGAAGGAACTATTTTAGTAAACGCCTCAAGTAAAACAATAACATTACCTGATACTTCTACAGTAGCAAATGGCGATGAATTTATAATTAAAAATATAGCAGGTGCTACAAACAATACAGTATCAGTATTTAACGCAGGTATTGAAGAAATAGATGGTTCAGCAACATACACAGGTTTAAACTTAGCATATAATTGTGTAACCCTTAAATATGGTGGTTCAAACAGATGGTACATTATGAATAAAATAACAACTGGATAGTAATGGCAACAGATATAATCATCTCAACTGACAATAGTACAAATACCACCTTAGGTATATACGATAGTACTGACTACACTGGACTAGGAATTAGTATTTCTGATGTAAAGGCAGTTAGGTTTTTATTCTCTACATATAACAGTGTGTTAAACTCTGGCATAGTTGGAGCTTTGGTAGCTAATAATGAATACCTTGTAATAACAGGAACTCTTCTATTGGAAGGTGTTAACTATAATTCAGGAGACGTATTTGTAGCGCACTCAAATTACACCATACCAGTAACCTCAGGATTGTTAGTAAGCTCTACAGGATACTACAGCACATACAATACACTAATACCAAGCACAATAACTAATTATAATTTTTACCCTTCTGATTTAAACGAGAACTCTACAACATTTGCAGACTCGGCAAGAACAGTTAATTACGAAATTTATACGACAGAAAGTGCATCAGGAGGAGGGTTAACAAATATAGCAGCAGGAACTTATATTGTAAAAGGAACACCTAATGATTTTATTACAGTAGCAGGAGGGAAATATTATGTAGGTCAAGTGTTTACTAAGTCAACCTCTTTTACATTCTTAGGAACACCTACAGTAGTAAGAAGCTTTGATGAAAACTCTTTTGACTTCTGGACTAATGCAGCATCAAGTGTTATATACCAAAGCTATGTAAATAGTTTATCAAATAGTACACTAAACGCAAGCGAAGACTTTAAAGATAACTTTATAAGAACCAATACTTTATACTCTTTACCTTATGTACAGAGTGCGACTAGTATTGCCTACGACTTTAGCGCAGTACAATCATCACTTGATATTATTGTCAACTACTTAGGAACTAAAAACAAAAACTTAAAATAATAAATAAATAAATGTTAAGACCTAATTTCAATTCAATGTTCACAAGAAGCTGTAAAAAGATATCTGATAAGCAGATTTCTAATATTGCAGACTTTAAGAAAGGCAGAACAACACTAATGGGCTCTCAGTTTGTTAATTACAATTCTTTTGTAACAACTCAAACTCAGGACAACTTAATGAATGGAAATACAGATTATAACAGCATGAATATTAACTTAGACTACTTACTACAAAAATGGGACTACTAACACCGATAAGCACAAACATAATTACAAGTTTAATGAATTACATAAATAATTATGTAACTTATAAATTAAGCTCTTTTATATTAAATACCAATAATACAGTTACAGGGGCACAATCTGTTACACTGAATAAATTAAACGGAATAGTAACATATACATTTGCAGCTGCTGCCGCATCTGTAACTTATTATAATTTAACAAACAGTACAATAAACAGTAATAGTTACATTGTACCAACAATTAAAGTAAATGCAGCTGAACCTGCTGTGCTATTGCTTGGAGGATACTTTATATCAGGAACTACCATTACTTTTTATGTATATAATGCATCAGTTACTCCTTCTGGCTCATTTAAAATACATTTTCAAGTAGCTGGATAATAATTAATAACTAACAAAAATCATTTTTAGCCTGAAGAACTGAAAATGAATATAATTAAAAACACATATGGCACTAACAGAAAAGGAAAGTAAAGAACTGTCCAAATTATCTATGGACTTACAAATTAAGATAAAGGAGTGGAGTAAACTTTTTGATACAGTCAAGAAGAGCCATTCCTTGAGTACCTATCTAACCATCTTTAGACAGAGAAAGTCTTGGCAGGATGAGATAGATGAATCTCCATTTACTATCAGAGCTCAAAATGAAGATGAAGATGCAAGAGCACAATCCGAGACGGCAATGAAGATAATTAAACTTCTTCCTGACTTAGATAGTGACTTAGAAAAGCTATACATCAAGATGACTACTGACGAGAAAACAGAAGTAGAGAGAGTTAAGGCAGGAGAGGCAGAAAACATTTTAGCTAAACACTTAGAAGCTAATGGCAAAAAAGCATAACAGTATAGAGTTATTTGGAACAAGTGGAGAGCCTGACGACAATGGGAATATAAAGAACTTATTCTACGAGTGTCCAGAACCATTTGAACCTGTATATAATAAAGACTTACCAAAGAAACAACAGAGATGGGAAAGACCTAAAGACCCAAACTTTAGTCACATGACTGTTGAAGAAAAGCAGAATTATCAGTTAAAGGAATTATTTAGACTAGAGAACGGTTATCATTTTTATAATAATGGAGAGTTAGTATATCTTACTGGTTCTCATTACGGATTCTTAAAGCACTGGGACTTAGGAGGAGGAGTCTACCCCAACTATAGATGGGCTCACGCTCAAATGGCTCTAATGCAAGACCTTTGCAAAAAGGATGAAAACTGTTACGGACTAGTTGCCTACACACAAAAGCGTTACGGTAAGTCAGAAATGATTCCTTCACGAATGTTATTCGATAGCTTACTAAGACCAAAGGCTAGTTACTTCCTACAGGCTACAAAAGATGATAAGGCTCAGGCTTTGTTTCAAAGAACATTAAATGCATTCTTATCATTAAACAATTCACTTCCTTACATTTACCAACACACTTACAAGAATGATAGTATATTCTTTAAACAGAATCAAACTATTAAAAGAAGTTCAGACAAGGTTACATTTAAAGACGGTAACTTTACTAGGATAGAGGCACTACCCAGTAAGATAACAAGTATACAGGGGGAAAGAGTAACAGAGTTTTTCTTAGATGAGTTTGCTAGTCAGGAACTTATGGATATGGAACAGTTATTTGGAACGCTAATAGCACAGTGTACCGAGGGAACTAGAGACATTATCGGTAAGATTTGGCTAGTATCAACTGTTGAAAACGGCACAGCCAAGGCAGTCCCTTTCAGCAAAGAGCTATGGTACGACAGCAATCCTTTTGAAAGAGATTTAAACGGCAGGACAAAGAGCGGATTATATAGGATGCTAATTCCTTACTATAAATCTGACCCTTCTTTTATTGACGAGTACGGAAATCCTAAAGAAGAAGAAGCTACGAAGTTCTTTACCAATATGTGTGCTGGAGCGAGCGACTCAAAGAAGGCTTTGCTAAAGAGACAGTTTCCTGAGAAGATAGATGATATCTTTGATGTGAATAGAGGCGGAGGATTAGAAATAGATGTAATTGAGATACTTAGACAAAGAGAGAAGCAACTCAAGGGAACTCCTCAACCAATGTATAAGATTCTCAAGAACTCAGCTACAAAAGAAGTTGACGTAACGCCAATGGCTAAAGGAGAAGATGAAAATGAGCTAGCTGTACAAATATTTGAGCATCCACAAGAACATCATTTATACAGAGCAGGACTAGATGCTACAAGTACGGATACTAACAGTACAAACAAGAATAATGACGGTTCTGAAAAAGGAAAGGCTAAATCTAAGTACGCTTTAGTAATACAAAGAATAACAGGAGCTAATCAATATATAGACGTTGCTAATATATGTATACGTCCAGACAAGAGAGCCATGGTAGAAAAGGCTGCATTGTGGCTATGTATGTACTACAATAAATTCGGAGGTCTTAGAGCCTACCCAGAGAGAAATGCAAGTGCTGGTAGTACCATTTCGGATTTATTTGAGACCGAGGGTCAGCAAAGATTATTGATTCGTCAATTAATAAAACACAATACAGAGAAGTTATTAGAGAAGTCTAGTAATGCTTATGGAATTTATATCGATGGAAACAATAAGGTGTACAGAACTTCTGTAATGAATAAGTACTTAAGACTGTACGGACATCAAATCAATTCATTAAGAATAGTTCAAGACTTACTAATCTACGGTTCAGCTAACTCCGATTTAAGTGATGCTTACGGAGTAGGATGCATGGCGTGTGGAAACTTCGACCCAGAGACTCAGCAAGAAGTCAAAAAGAAGATAAGTAGACCAACTATACTAAGTAAAATAGAAAATGGCGTAACTATTTGGTACGAACTAGAGAGCGGTAAACCTATAGAAGCCTAAAAAAATTTTGTAATTCATTTAAATATGTTAATTTTGTAGTATATATGCAATTAGATATTAATACATACCCTGCGGTTCAACCCTTACAAACAGTTGAAAACGAAAAGTGGGATGACGAAAATTACTGGAAACAGAATGTTCGTTGGGTTTGTTCTATGTATAATCAATTGGTAGTAACACCTCAATTAATTGGACTTCCTAACCAAGACCCTTTCTACGGTCTTCAGAACAGATATGTTCCACAATATGTAAAGTACGCTAGATACGTTTTTGGATGGCAGTACGGAACTTCTTACGAGCTAACAGCAAAGGACGGAAACAACAACAATACTCAAATTCCTTTATACAGAGGTAAGGATATTATTGCCTTATTCAATTACTTTAGAGGTAAGTTCGGATATTTAATTAAACCTATTCCAGATATTATGCAGGCTGGTTGTATAGCTGGTGATGCATTAAGCAGAAAGACTACAGAAAAGAATGTAATGAAATACATGATGGATGGTAGAAACTTCTTAAAGCAACAACAATTACTAGGTAACATTCAGGTAGAGGCAGGAACAGATTTAGATATTACAGACGAACAAGATATAGAGGCTTTATACACAAACTTCGTAGAGGCAAGTGAGAAGACTTATGTTAAGTTTGGCAAGAGTTTCTACATCTCAAATGAGTGCTACGACCAATTTATAAAAGGAGCTCAATACTGTTTTATCGGAGGAAGAGCAACATCATTCATAACAGAAAGAAACGGTAAGGTTTTTATGGACTTAGTTCCACCTGAGTACGCTGTTGTTGATATGAACAAGAATGATGACCAACACAGAGACGATGACTATGCTGGACAAATTAAACCATACTCGGTATCTGACGTTGTTTCTAAATGGAAATTGACTAAAGAAGAGGCTGAAGACCTTGAAAGAATCGCAAGAGACGGAACAAGTCAAGCTCCCTATGTAACAGGATGGGTTAACTTTAACTGGTACAGTAACTATAATGGTGTGCCTAAAGTTTGGGTAGCAGAGAAAATACAATGGCAATCAATTACTTATGTAGACAAAGTGCCTGTATCTTGTATAAGAGAGGCTACCTTAATTGGTAACAAATATCTAAAAGACCAAAAGATTGTTCCTAACTCTATTTTAGATAAGAGAGACAAAAGAAGAAAGAGATTGAGCTATATTACTTGTACTCCTAATACAATTCTAGGTGCAAACCAAGGTGTAATTGGAATGGTAAGTGATATGCAGGACATCAAAGATAGTTTGATTACTATGATGCTTAACTCTGTAGCTAGAAGTATAGGCAAAGCAATATATATTGACACAGCTCAACTTCCTGAGGGAATGAGAAGTCCTGAGTTTTTATCACAGCTAAAACAAAATGGTGTGATTGCAGCTAACAGGTCTGAAATTGATGCTGACCAGAAAATGAACCCTCTAATCGAGGTAATGGACTTAACACTAGACCCTAATATCAACTCACTCTTAAATCAAGTAGCATACTTTGACAATGCAATAGCAGATGTTTTAAATATGCCTAAGAACGTAAGACTAGGAAGTGGTTCATATCAATCAGAAGGACAAAGAAATAGTAACGCAGAGAATAGCGATACAGGTAATCAGTGGTTGTACGGAAGTTTAACCAAGTGGATTGAGAACAATATAGAATTTGCTGCTGACTTATGGATTAAGATAGCTGCCGAGGGTGGTGAAGATATAGCTGTTATGGTAGGTGATACTATGGCTGAGATGCTAACTAATAAAGAGATTCAAGACTGTTACGATAGTGACTATAAGATGTATCTAAACTTTGACAATACTGTAACTCAAGAAGCTAAGGTAACCTTACAAGGAATGGCAGTACAAGAGGCTGGCGTTAACCCTGATGCTAAGTTAGAGTTCTTAAATATATTAGAACTTAAAACTATTTCTGGCATGAAGAGCTACTTACAGAACGAGAAGCGTAAGAGACAGCAAAGAGAAGATGCAGCTATTAGACAACAGCAAGAAGCAGCAGCGGCTAACTCACAAATGCAGGCAGAAGCTCAACAGAACATAGCTGCACAACAAGGACAAACTGCTTTAGAGAATTCAGCAATGAATAACAATGCGAAGCAGGAGGAGATGATGTTGCAGAATGAGATGAATAATGCACAACCACCACAACAATAGAAAAAATAAAAACACACAAATAATAAAAAAACAATGGATAAGAAAGCACACGTTGAAGTTTACAAACTTCGCACAATTGAGAGATGTGAGACATCACCTCAAATTAAGTTAATGAGTATGAACAACTCAAAAAATATGTATGAGTACCTAGCTAATGTTGATGGTACATACCAATCTTTTTTAGGCTTCCCACAGGAACAGCATTTAAGAGAAATTGTTGCGTTTTACCCTAATATGCCAACAGACCAAAAAGGTTCTAGGTACATCTGGGAGTACAACTTGGAGGTTGCTACAGACGAATATTTATTATTCTTAGAGCAAAATCCTACAGCAGACAGATTGAGCGTTGTTAACTACAAGAATAATAAATCTTTAGTTCAATTATTAAAGAGCCATAGACAAGTTATTTGGAAAGACGGTGGAAGAGAGAATAAGAATACTAATATCAAGAGTGACGTAGTTATTTTTGAATTAGTTAATACAACTGAAATTACAAGTGTAAGAACTAAGTTAGAGAAGTTAGCTATCGAGGCAAGTGCTAAGATTAACTACTGGAGCGAGTTTGATACTAAAACTTATTTAAACTTCTGTTACTTATGGGGTGTTCAAGGAATTGAAACTTTTACAAAAGAAGCTTTGTTCAGCTCTATGATTAATAGCGTAAAGGCTAACTTAGACAAGTACAGAGAAGTAATAGGCTGGTTAGATAACGAAACTAGAATCTATATTAGTATGGGTCTAGCTACCTTATTAAAAGATGAGAGCAAGAAGACTATTATAACAAAAGATGGTAACTACTACACCTTTAACAAGGAATTAGCAGGAGTTACTATCGATGAGGTTGTTAATTACTTTACTACTCATCCTCAGTCATATAGGTTATTAAAGAACTTATTAGATGTTAAGGATAGTATAGATGTTGAGTTGCCAAGCGCACCTAAGGTGTCAATGGATAAGAACGAAATAACTCCAGCTATCTCAGCAGCAGAGCAAGACAAAGAAAAAGAAAAGCACATTGCTGAAATTGAGCGTAAGTTAACTCAAGTAAAAGAAGGCAAGAACGTAATGGGAGAGAAAGAAAAAGGAAGATTTCCTTTAATAGATAACGTGTTGATTACCACTACAGACGTGTTGGCTCAATTGGCTAGTACAGAAATAGTAGTTAAGCATGGCTTACAAACTCATTACTGGGCTAAAGCAAAAGAATACAAACTAACAAATTAATAATAATAGATAATGAATAACGAGATAGGTTTATTTGACACGATAAGTGCGGATTATATAGTAGCAGGTGTAAAGATGGAGTTAGACTTAACTTCAACTACTACCCAAGACTTTTACTTAGAAAATAAAGTAAATGAGGGGATAGGAGCTTTACGCAGTGCATACACATTAATTCCAAGTATTGCTGTATTAAATATAGACCCTGATACGTTTTCAGCAAAGTTACCTAAAGGTTTTGTTAGACTAGTAGGTAAAAATTCAGTTAGAATATTAGATAACACAAGGAATCAGAGTGACAATGGGACGGTTATACTAGGTACAACCTCTCCCATTGGTAACTCGAATGGATTCTATAAAGGAGATTTAGCTATTAACTTTACCGCACAGGTAGTTGATGGTTACTTGTACTTTGGTAGTGCTATTACACAGACAATGTGTGAAATAAGTTATATCGGAACAAACATAGACGCAAACGGAGAACTAAAGATACCAGCCTTGGCTTACAGACCGTTATTAGCATTCGTTTGTTCTGAATGGCTATTTAAAAACAATGACCCTAAGAGTCAAAAATGGGAGCGAAGATGGAGGGAGGGTAAGAGCTGGTTCAAAGGAATAATGGCTCAACCAGATGCTATGGAAGCACAATTACTAGGATACATGAACAACCACATGGCTACATATGGTCAAGGTGGGTATTGGGTATTCTAGTCCTTCAAGAAATTATTTTTATATCTAGTAAGACTTCCTTTGATTATGGAGGTCTTATCTAGACCTAAAAGAGCGCATAACTCAAATAGCTCTACCACCTCACGTTGGGTACACCTGAAATTTATTATGGAACTTCCGTTCTTAGAGTTGTTAAGAACCTTGATGCATTGCTCACTTAGTTTTTGACTAGGGAGGTTTGCAATTCTCTCTAACAACCTAATATCTATCGTTTTATCCATTAAATGTTTTACCTATATGTAAAACACAAAGGTAACTATAATTTTATATAAACAAATATAAATATAATCTTTGCAAGAGAAAAAACATTAATACAATAAACATTATGGAAGAAAGAGTATTAGACGCAACTGCTCC